GCTGGCCTCGCCGGGAAACCCGGTATGGGTGACGGTAACGTCCTGGTACTCTTCGATGGACGTCTCGCCAATACGCATGTCGGAGTAGCTGGCGCAGTTGATGCCTGCGGCGAACATCACAGACATGTATTGGTCATCGCCTTCGAACCACGTGTAGGGCTGGCTGGCGTAGTCCATCACCAGCTTGCACTGACCCAGCACAAGGGTCAGTGGTTCATAGGGGCGGGCGGTGTTCTGCCCGCCAGAAAGAGAATAGGTGGGGTTCTCGCTCTTGGCGTCCGGGCCGCGCAGGCTGGGCGGCCCCAGCATCTTGCTGATGAGCGCCGACCCTGCCATGAAGACCACGCCGGCTGCGATGTAGCCCATGGCACCCGTCATGCCCATGAACGACCCAGCCGCCATCCCACCCGCGCCAAAGGTGAAATAGCTGATGACGGCAATCGCGATGACCGCCAGCACCTGTTTGCGCACCACCGCCCGCGCTTCGATCACTTGGCCGTGCTTGACCTTGATGCGCGGCCAGTATTTGGCTGGCACGTCGATCCCGCCCACGCTGACGACCCAGCCGCTGCCCGTCACGCCCTGGCGCGCAAGAAAGGCCCCCAAGGATTCCCCAGGCTGCATGGCCGCCATGCGCACGGGCAGAGCCGGCGCGAACGGCTGCGGCGCAACGATCAGGCTGGTGCCAACCGCCTCGGTGGCCGCAACGGCAATGGGCGACGCCTTCATATCCACGAGCGGTATTCCTCAATGTGCAGGCCGTGCTGTTGCAATTGGCTTTGCAGTTGCAGCATGGCTCCGTGTTTCTCGTTCATGTGGTGCAGCACCCACACCTGACCGCCGTGCACGAACACGGTGCCGATGTGCCAGCGGCGGTTCATCGGGTCGGATGAATCGAGGCCGGGAACCGAACCCCACATCAGCACACCGCAGCCGGTCACGGGCTGCTCGACACGCTGGCTGTAGGTTTCAAGCCCACGATCAATCGCGGCGGCTTGGCCGCGCCGGCCTTGCGGGCGGTGGCCTGGCAGGATCACCGTGCGCCCAAACAGCGCGGCCTGCACGTCCACGGCCAGCGCGGCACAGTCGTACTCTCCTTCGACATAGCGGCGTCCCACGAACCGCTCGGCATCGCGCAGGGTGACGTTCTGTGTCATGGCCTTTACCCCGCAAAAATGCCCGGGGCCGTTTCCGGGTCATAGCGCAAATTGACGGCGCTGCGGCGCAAGAATCCGTCGTCGCCAAGCGTCAGGCTGATGGTTCCAAGCGTGGCGTTGGCCGTGGAAACGCCGGTGGCAAACTCCCACTCCACCACCGACGGGTTGGCGCGGCTGACGATGCGGATGATGCAGTCCAACGCAGTGCCCGGCGGCAGCGCCTCCAGCTCGGCCAGCAGTTCGCGGCCCACGTTGTCGATTTCAATGCTCGCGCGCGCGGCCTCCTTGCTCACATCCTGCGGCAGCGTGATCGCCAGCGGAATGCCGATGTAGGTCTCGTTGCCGATATCCCAATCACGCGTGTCGGAAACCACGCGCACGTGGCCGAACGCCGGGTGATCGAGCAGCACCAGCAGCAACAAGCCGTCCGCATCGTCCACGGCCTGCAACTGGCGCAGCGTGGCGGGGCTAACTCGCATAAGCCGACCTCACGTATTCGATGGAAAAGGCGCGCTGGCTCACGCCCCAGTCGCCGCGCAACGGCTCCAGCGCGCCAATGTCGCCGCCGGCAATGCGCACGCTGCGCACGTCGCCCGTGCGCGGATCGCGCCAGTCGAACCAGCTGGCGCCCGCGTTGATCTCGGTGTAAAACCACGTCTCGAACGCGGCGGCGTCGTCCTTGCTGAAAAAAATGGCGATCAGAGACAGCGTGACAAGCGCGTCGCTGGCAATGCGCCGCTGGCGCGGAATGCCGCGCTCCACCTCGGTGCGCGTCAGCACACTGGCGGCCTTCTCGCTGTGGCCGTCGACCTGCAATCTGACGTAGGAAGGGAAAGCTGGCATGGCTACACCATTGAAGGACGCAAGCCAAAGCGCCCCGTGAGCGCGGAGGTCACCGGGCCTGATCCGCTGTTGATGTTGTTGGCGATATGGCCCTCGATCTGCTCGATCATCACGTTCAGCATGCGCTTTCCGTCAGGCCCCTTGCTTTCGCTGGCGCTGACCTTGGCGTTGGTGTTGTTGATGATGTTGACCTGCAAGCCGCCACCGCCGCCGCTGCTCACCGGGGCCAGCGCGGCCATCTGGCCTGGCGTGAAAATGCCCTCGCCACGCCGGGCGATGATGGGCACTTCGTCACTGGCGATTCCGCCGCCGTGATAGCGCGGCGCGCCTGCGAACACCGCCGGGCTGACCGCGCGCGTGGCAGCGGCTTTAGACCCCACGATTCCGCCTGAATGAAAGATTCCAAGGTCGGCAAACCAGGCGTCCGACCCCATCGCGGAACCGCCGCCGCCAAACAGATTCATCCCACCCATGAACTTCGACAACGGCCCAAGAATCTGGCTCTTGATGAAGATGCGCGAAATGTCGGCGATGATCGAATTGGTAAAGTTCTTGAACGACAACTTGCCGGCGCTGGTGAAGTTGACCAATGCGTCTTCCATGTTCCTGAAACCGTTGCTGGCCAACTGCTGGGACTGCGCCATGAGGTTCTGGCTGCTGGTGAAGTAGTCGGACAGCGCCGCCTTGGCGCCAAGGGTCCAGTCACGCTCGCCCTCCTTGAGTTGGGCGTGGTAGTTGTTCCAGCCGGCCAGCGCCTGGCTCTGGAATTGGTCGATCAGGCGCAATTGCTCGTCGTATTGGCGCTGCTGCTCGGCGGTGAGCGTGTCGCCAGCCTGCAAGCGGTCATGCTCCAGGGCGCGCCGCATGTTGGCGTAGCGCTGCGTGATTTGGTCGATGGCGGCGTTGTAGTCGCGCTGCTCCTGGCCAAGGCCCAGCGCGCCGAGTTGGCCGGCGTACTTGCGGCTGGCGGCGTCCATGTAGGCTTGCTGTTCCTGGTTCAGCTTTTTGAACTCGGCCACGGTCATGGAGCGGGTCAAGTGCGCTTGGGCCGTTGCGGCGGCCTCAAGCGCGGAGACATATTCGCGCGCGCTGCCCGCGGCACGGGCCGCCTCCAGCGCCTGCTCGGCCTGCTGCTGGCGGTACGCCTGGATGGCAAGCGCGCCACGGCCAAACAGGGTGTTGGCCGCATCCAGTTCACTGGCGCGCGTTTCGATGGCGGCGGCGCTTTGAAGCGCGGCGTCGGTGAGTTTTTGCTCCTCGTCGAGCGAGGACTTCTTGGCCGAGTTGGATTTTTCCCACTGCGCAAGTTCGTTGGCCCCGGCCAGCGCCTGCTCATGGTAGGCGCGCGCGGTGCCGCTCAGGGAGGTTTTGAGCTTCTCCTGAATTTGTAGCGCAAGTTTCTCGCCAGCCGTGAGCTTGTCGGCCTTAGCGCCGTATTGATCCAGCGCATGGGCGTAGGTCTGCTGTTCGGCAATCATGACTCTGACGCGCGCGAGCAGTTCTGCGCCGGCGTCTTTCGCGGCCTGGCCGGCCTTGGCCACGAGCGGGGCGTTTTCGCGCGCCGCTCTGCCGATGGACGCCATCGCGGCCACGCCCGCATCGCCCGCGGATTCCCAGATGCGCTTGTTGCTTTCGGCCTGTTTTTGCCAGTCCGCCGTGTTCTCGGCCTGCATGTCGTTCATGATGGCCTTGGCGCCGGCAAAGTCGCCGCGCACCACGGCGGCGACGGCGGCGGCCGCGCCACCGGCGGCGCGACCCAGGTTCTTGAGCAGCGTGATGCCGCTGGCGCCGATGATGTACACGCCCTTGAGCGCGGTGCCTAGCGCGTCGCTCGCGACGGTGAGTGAGCCGGTGTCATTGGCCGAGCCGAGTATTTCGCTGGCCAGCGTTTGCAGCGTGGGCAGCAGGTTGGCGGCGATCTTGCTGCCGACGCCTTGCAGGCCGCGGCCCATCAAGTCCACCGTGTCGTTGAACTTGGCGGCGCGGGCGGTGGTTTCCTTGTCCAGCGTCAGGCCAAGGCGCCGGGCGGTTTCGTCGTAATTGGCAAGGCCCGCGCGTCCGTTGTTGAGCACGGAGA